TCAGTTCCTGTGCAAATCAATTGTGCTGTATTATTTGAAATATTAGCTGTTCCTGTAACTCTTGATGGTTGAATTTCAATTTGTGTAATTTGTCCATTAGCTAATACCGCTTTGACGGCTGCAGCTGCACCACGACCATTTGTTCCTACAGGATTAGAACCAAGGTTAATTTCATCGCCAACGGCATATCCTGTTCCGCCATTATTGATTGCTATACGACCTACTGAACCAAATGTTTTAATATCAAAAGTGCTATTACCAGCAGTATATGTTGCGCTATTTGCGTCTAATATTGGTGATATAGCTGTAGATGTATTTGAAAAAATAATAAGAACATTAGTAATTGGCCCAAGACTTGTAATTTCTAATGATGTAAGAGCATCAGCAATAACTGTGGCTACATTTTCACCAGCGGCAATAATTGAACTTGGAAAACCATAATCAGCGGCTGAAATAACTGTGTTAGCATAGGTTGAAATAACATCGTCATTGACAGTATATGTATTTGAAGTTGAATTAGCAACTCCTGTGGTATCAATACCATCAACTGCCAGGTCTAATAAAAACGGTGAAGCAATATTTGATACTGCAATATCACCACTATTGAGGAAACCGGCACCACCATTAGTAACTGTAATAGAATCAATATAACCTTCAACAACATCATCAACAACAGCAATAGCATCTTCTGAAGCGCCACCACCAGTCACAATTACAACATCACCTACATTATAACTTGAACCACCATCAATAACAAGAATACGATTGACAAAAGAAAAAGTATCTGTTTCTAATGTGATAAGTGAATCATCATCAGCAACTATATCAACTTCAACTATTTCTCCTTGTTGAAAAGAACCAAGAAGTGTTTTTTCACTAATGAATAATTCAAAAGGAAAACCAAGGTTTAATTGGTCAGTAATAATTCTTTCGGTAGCTTTTTCAATTAAAGCTGTGGCGCCAGAAGTGACGCCTGTTACTTTGCGATTATTAAGTAATTCAATATTAAAATCAGAATAAACTATTTTAACTTCAGAATTGGCTGAAGGTGCCGTATAAAATACAAGTTTTTTAGTTTCTTTGCGGAAAAAATAATCAGTTAATTCAGTTTTTAATACATCATCTACAAAAACTGAAATATCACCATTTGTTGGTTCTTGAGCTAATAGGAATGTAGTATTACCTGAGGCTACAGCACTAGCAGAAGTGTTACCATTGGCGGTATAAAGGCTTCGTATATCTGTTTCAATACGAAGAACATTATCAATTACCCATTTACCATCAGAAGCTCTTAATACATTATTTTTTGGTAAAATGATGTCAACTTCATCATTAAAGAGCATTCTAAATAATAGTTTAAATGCACTCTCTGAACCTTTTGCTAAATACAAAGGCAGAACATTTTTAATTAGAAATGCTTTATCAACCTCAACATCTTTTGGTATGAGTGTAGCATAACTATTAAAAAAGTTAGATTCAAAATCATCAATAGATAAATCAACATCGGAGAGATGTTTTAAGTCTTTTGCTTTGGCTGTTAAATCGTTTAGTTGAGTGCCTTGTTGTGTTTCAAGGTATTCATAGTAAGCTTCCAAAAATGTAATGAATACAGGATATTCTTCCCGAATAAACTCTGGAACTTGACGATTAACAAGTAATGAGGTTTTTAAGTCAGACATTAAATAGCTTCAAGTGTTGTTACAATAGATGTAGGATCTTCTTCATCAATGGTAATAATGGTATTACGAACCGATTGTATAATTCCTTTTTCCGATTCAATAGACAAACGGATCAGTCCATCATCTGTGTCTATTGAACGAATATTGATGTCATTAATAATAATCTCACCGGTATCATAATCAATTGTACCAGCTGTTGAATCAACAATTTGTCTTTCAGCGTTTGTGTCATAGTAAATTGTTCTTAATAAACCTGTGCGAGTATCAATCACAGCCGTTGCGGTTGCACCATATCCATTGCCGCCAGTAATCGTTACAATAGCACGAGAATAATCAATACCACGAGTTGTCACTTCAATACTTTGAATTGAACCGTTGACAATGGTAGCAGTAGCATTAGCACCTGTGCCATCACCAGTAATTGTCACGGTTGGTGCAGTTGTATAACCTGCACCCGGATTTGTAATTGAAATTGAACTAATTCCTGAAAATGACTGAGGTATTTCTTCAAATGTTACCGTTCTTGCCACACCATTAGAATCATTAACACCAAATTCTGACGACACTAATTTATTTGAAATAGTACCACGATGTAAAGGCACATTAAAATTAATTGTATATGCTTGACTTTCACCAATGGTTGGTTTAAATCGTTTTTGCACACGAACAATTGTTTCTGAGCCAAGAATGGCATTTAAGTCGGTTTTGTCTATATCATCTTGTAATTTAGAAAGTATAAAACGAGTATCAAATTTATTTAATTCACGATCACGATAAGTTAAAACAGCATCACGAATAACATTTTTAATTGATGTTTCAGAGCTTGTTGTTTTTTTAGCATCATATTGAACGGTGTTTTCAACAATGAGATATAGAAATTCTGGATCCAATATTTCAGCTTGAACAGCTACAATAGCTTTAGGTGAAATAATTTCATCAATGATTCTTTGTTTTTCTGTTTCTGAAATATAATAATTAGCTGTTGGTTTCAATGAAACAAATACTTTACCATAAACACGAGGAACATTATCTTCGCCACCCCATATGGAAACAGAATCAAGGTTTGGATAATTGTTTAAAATATATGATTCATAATCTTTGAATGTCACTAAACGATTTTGTGTTGAGAATTGAGCCGCAGCTGAAAATTTAATATCATCCACAGATTCACGGTCAGCGCCACCTGCAGCTGCACTCACCGGTGTAATTGTAAAGTTTGATTGTGAGTTACCCAATGAATCGGTGAGTGTTGCTGTGGCTACAAAATTATTGGCTTTATTTGCAGCTGTTCCATTGTTTAATAGATATGTGGTTGATACAGAAGCACCATCAGGTAAAGATTTACCAATAACATCGTTACCAAAATAAATTTGATATTTTCCATTTCGTTCTTCTTGTAAGAAAAATACCTCAGATGAAGCATCAATATCTAATATATCTGTTACTTTATTATAAACAGATGTTGAAGTATTACCCACACTTGGCGCAACAGTTACTTTTAGTGTAGTGGTATCAATATTACTATCAGGTAATGTAAATACTTGTTTTGGATTTGTAGCTGCATTATGTGTAAAATTATAGGTAACAAGTTGACCTTCATAAATTTCAAGATTTTCAAACACAAATTGACTATTGGCTTTTGTTACAGTTACATCATCAAGCACTACAAAATTATATGATTTAGAATCAATTTGATTTGATAGAAATGAAAAACCCTCCGATATAGTCATTGTAGCTGCAGTTGTTGTATTTGATTCTACTGAAAAATCAATAATTGCTACAGGAGCTCGTGTTGAATATGGCACATAGTTTAATGTTTTAGCATGTGACACAGCTGAATCTCTTAATAGTGCGGTATCAAGGAATGCCTCATTGGCAACCATATTAAGATAATAGGCATTATAATGAGTATTATAAGCCAAAATATCTAATAGAATGTTTAAACCAGCTCCATCAAAATCATAGTCGGTAAATTCTGCTTGTTGATTTAAAAATGTTTTTAGATTTGTCTTGATTGTATCAAAATCAAGTTCTGATATTCTTAAACGGTCTGCCATTTTATCTAATTCGCTCTAGGAAAAAATTAATCGTAATTGGGTTTGGATCATTAATCACAAAGAATTCTAATTCAACTTTAAAACCATTATTATCTGGATCTGGTGATGCTGTTACTTTAGATACTTGGGCACGAGGTTCAAAATTGTCAATTGTTTCGGTAATTTCTCTTTCAATTTGTGCGCCAGTTACGGCATCTACATTTTCAAATAAAAGGCGGCGTATATTACTACCAATTTCTGGTTGAAACAGCCTTTCATAATGGTTTGTTAAAACCAAATTCTTGACTGCATTTATAATCGCATATTCATTCTTATGCGTGTTAATATCTTTCTTTACTGGATGAATTGTAAAATTCAAATCCAAATCTTTGAAAGACCTTGCGTTATCTATATCTACTGTAGCCATGTTCTATTTATTCTACTTCTGAAGCGGAATTAACATCCGAGCAGTCTGTTCCACTGGTTCTTGTATCACTAGGGCACGAAAAGTCTTTTTTACCAGACTGCCTTCTATCATAAAAGTTACCACCAATCCAACGATGATAATCACCATTATGTCTTATATGTGAATCGCCTTTGATGGTTTCAGTTTTACTACCTACACTTGCATTAAAAGCTCCACCCACAGTAAGATTAAAATTACCGGCAACTTTCCAATTTACATTACCGTCCACGAATAAATTAACATCACCTTGGACATAAACTGAATCGTTACCAACAATTACACTAAACTTGTCTTTTTGGATGCGTTCTGCACG